AACAAACAAAGATCATTACAATGGTCTAGCCTTGATGGTGTTGACAAATCTAGAATAGGTCAAAGAAAACATTGGGATGATAATGTAATGCCTAGGATTACTGAAGCTGTAAGTAAAGATGAAGTATTGATTGAACCTTCTGTTAGTGAACTAAAAGAACTAGCAAGAAAAGCTAACTATAATAGTGTTAGATTTACAATCAATGATGCTGGTACTTTGAAAGCAGGGGATGCTGAGAACTTTACACATCAGACAGTAGAACCTGCTTGTATGACAATAAAAATTCGTGGTATCATTAGATATACAGATGGGCAATACATTGTTAAAGCTTATGGTGCATACGGAATGAAACAAGAACATGATCCAAAAGTAGATAATATGTTCAAACATGGGATGGTAAATGGTTATGACATTGAAGATTAAATCATTCACACAGTTCATCAATGAAGCTATTACAGCACCTACAGACAATCCAAACTTCAAAGCATGGTTTGGTGACTCTAAAGTAGTTGATGCTCAAGGAAACCCTCTAGTAGTCTATCATGGTACTGCTAAAGAGTTTGATGCTTTCATGTTTGATCCAAATGATAAGACTCATGGTGGTAGATTCAATGGGATGAAAGGATCATTCTTTACAAGTCTACAATGGGAAGCTGATCACTATGCAGAACAGTCACGAATCTTCAAAGGTGGAAGTGAACGTGTTATGCCTGTGTTCTTGAAGATAGAGAATCCATATGTAAGGAAAGGTGGTAGATTTCCTACTCAATGGTTTGATAACAATTGGGAAGATGTTCAGAAGAAGTGTGAAGCTAAAGGAAATGATGGAATTATTGTAACAGGCGGAACACCTGAGTTCCCTAGAACAATCTATATCATATTTCATCCAACTCAAGTGAAGTCTGCTATTGGAAACAAAGGTAACTTTGATAAAGAACATTCTGACATTACAGAATCTTGTAGTAATGACTGTAAACATTTTCGTAAAGACACTGAAACCTGTAAGATACATAAAAACAAAAACTGTAAATACATAGATGAACAAGGAGATTGTAAAGACTATGAGTAACTTTATAAAAATACTAGAACAACTTACTGAAGCTAAAAGACCCTGAAGCTGGATGTGGTGAATATAACGGAGCAACAATCCGTAGAAACACTAAATCAATTGACAAGAAGAATAAAGTATCAGGGCATCAATGGTCTGAACATGAATTCTCTGGTGGTTATACTGTCTCTGGATGTAAAGGAATTGGGTGTACTAGAGTATTTACATCAGTAAAACTTGCAAAAGAAGCTATTGATTTCTATAATAAATATCCTGTACCAGATTCACCTAAGTCAGATCGTGAAATAGCTAAAGCAAAGAAACTTAGTTAAAGATACCACAATCATTTATGATCTTATCTATATTTTTGATATCCCAATAAGGTATTCTCAATAGTATTAATCTATTGTCTTTACAGAATTGTGTTTTGATTTGATCATGGGTCTGTGTTATAAGTAATTTTGTTTGCATCTTTAATTTATTTTTACTCCATCTAGGAAGATTGAAATGTAGTTCACCATCAAACTCAATACAAAGATTATGATCTGGAAGATAGAAGTCAAATGGGAGTGTTCTTTTATCTCTACAATCATCAAAATTTTTCTGTTCTTCGTAATTGATTATATAGCTATCTAATACCGTTCTTATTTTAACTTCTCCTTTTGAAGCTCTACATTTAGGGCAACCATAACCTTTTAGGTGGTTAGTTGGCAACTGTTCAAATATTCCATGATCTTTACATATTATTTTAATATTTATTCTATTGTTAACATACTCAACTAGTTCATAACTAAACAACTCATTATGAATATTTTTAGCTTTGGATATAAATTCAGTAGTTGATAGTTTAGTAGTGTTACAACAGTTTGGGCAACCTTTACCAGATAAATGATCATTTGGTTTTTGATTGAACGTAATATTATGTATGTTACATTTTATTACAACTTTAGTTATAGCATTCTTATATTCTACAAAACTATAATCATATTTTGTACCATGAATTAAATTTGCTTTTTGTATAAACATTTCTGTGGTATGTGGAAATCCCATTTGATAGTTCTCCTAACCTAAATAGATGTAACGAGGACAGCAGTTCTCCTACTGTTTCCATTCTGTTGTCGCAGATGGATTACTCGTTCAATAGTATTTATATAAATAGAAGAGTGATAGATTTTTATAAATGGAGAATATATTTATGTCAAAATTTGAGAAGTATTTAAGTGAGATGGCAACACCAGAAGAACAGGCTATTGCCCAAAAAACATCCAGAAATATGGGAGCAGTAGGTGCAAATGCTATCGTACCACGAATAGTACGTCAATATGCCAATAAGAATTCTGATATTATATTGGATTTTGGTGCAGGAAAAAACGCATCTCACACACTAGCACTCAGGGAAGAAGGATATAATTGTACAGCTTACGATTTTAGTCAATCTGAGTTCCATGATCCTGCTGCACTAAATAGAAAGTACTCCTTGGTCTTCGCTTCCAACGTTCTGAACGTACAGGGATCAGAGGATATGCTTTTAAACGACACCTTGCTACCTATAGCCAAGGTTCTCAAGCAAGGTGGACGGTTCATTGGGAATCTACCTTCAAGCCCTTTAAAGGGGCTTTACAAAGGTCTGAGCTACAAAGATGCAATTGCTCTCCTACAGAGCAAACTTGAAGAAGTATTCTCAAGTGTTAAGAGATTGGAAGGATCAAATGCTGTGTGGATGTGCATCAAATGAGTTGCCCTATCTGTGGATACAAAAAAACAATTATGAGAACCTCTGAAGGATTCTCTCACTTAATAATCGAAGAATGTGGTAGTTGTGATTGTGTGTACATGATTGACAAAGATATCACCAAAATACTGTTTAAAAGGGATGAACATGACAAATATTCTAAAAACACTTGAGCAGCTAAGTGAAGCTTATGAGACTTTTGATATTGAAGTTAATGGTAAACTGAAACAAGGTGTACACAAGAACTATCTTAAAGTCCTAGATGATAAGAAAGTCAAGTACAAGATTGTTCCTAAAGGAAAGAGTCAAGATACTGCATCATCAAAGCTATATAAATGCAATCGTTGTAAGAAGATGGTATCAGACAAGAACCCATGTGGGTGTTATGACTAATATAACATATATGCTATAAACTGATAATATAGCATATATGTTATAATGATGTTTATAGTTCGCATAATGCGTACTATGTGTAGCACTAGGTTATAAAAGCCTAGTGCTTTTTTCGTGTATAAATAATACAAAACCCAACTCTCAAGGAGAACGAACAAATGGCAATTGAATTTCAAATCGTAGATATCAACAGCAAGACTCTAATTGAAGCACTCAACAAGAGTAAAGCAAATGAAGTAGTGCTTATCACTTCAGACAACAAATGTCTTATCATCAATGGAACTGCAAAACCATATGCAGGTATTACCGCAGCACAAGCACGTAAACTAGTCAAGTAAAAAGGAAACTAACAATGAACGAACAAGATGTAACAGCCACAAGATCAAAGGTGGAGTTGATAGGAGTTATCATTTTGATAACTTTCTGTATCTTCTTCTATTACAAATGGAACACTACAACTACTGCGTATGAGAAGTTGATCACTACACAGAAAGCCGCTCAGACTACTGCTGGACTAAACAAACCAGTAGATCAAGTTACTGACAGAGAGAAGAATGTTTATCCTAAAATTGATGCCAATATAGCTCAAATAAATAAAAGTATTAAGACTATAGATGAAGCGGTTAAGCGTCTAGAGAAAAATCAACCAACCAAGGAACAAATAGATGATACTTTCAAGAGTAAAAGCACAGTTGAGATTAGTAAGTTTTTTACTGATAATGGTTATCCCAACACAATCGTTGGCAAATGAGTGTCTAGTCTTTGATGCACCAGTTGCAGCTAAGATTGCAGCTACCATTGACTACAGTAACAAAGCACTAGCAAATGATATCGAAGTCATTTCTGGTCTTAAAGAAAAGAATGACAAACTGACAACTCTCTCAGAAGAGTTCAAATCAAAAGCAGAGTTCCTAGAGAAAGACAAAGTAATTCTAAAGACTAGGGGTGATGGATTTGAGGATGCATATACAAAGACTGTAGCTGAACTAGTCAAGAGTGAGCAATCAAAACCTTCTAGACTAGTTTGGTTTGGATCAGGTGTAGTAACAACATTGATACTAGGAGTAGTATCAATCTTTTTAATAAAAAAATAACGAAGAAAATGGAGTAGTAAATGGCTTATACCGAATATGTAACACAACACAAGAACAGCAAGACTGATCTAAACGTTTTCCTAAAAGAAAAAGGCACAATGCTACAAGGAAAGATTGTAGACTTTGATGATGTTTGTATCATCCTTGATAAGTGTCTTATCTTTCATGACCAAATAATTTCAATTGTACCACAGAGAAAATAAATCTAAAATTTTTTCTATATTTTGAAATTCCGTGTATGGTATTCTTATAAGATGAATATTGTAAACTTAACAATATTCATCTTTCATTTTATCATGGAGTTGAGTTAGCTCAAAAATGTTAACATTTTTGGATTCGTCTTTACTTCTTCTTGATATCTTGAAATGTTGAATACCATCAAACTCTATGCAGGTATTATGTTCAGGTAGATAGAAGTCGAATGGAAGTGGTTTCTTATTTTTACAATCAGAGAATCTTTTCTGTGTTACAAAATTGATTTGATTGTTCACTAACCAATTTTCAATTTTAATTTCACCTCTTGAGGATTTACATTTAGGGCAACCATCTCCTAATGTATGTTTATGTGGTGTTTGTTCAAACATTCCATGTTTCTTACATATGATTTTTACTTTTTGTTTTGAATGTACATATTCTACTAAACTATAATCATAAAGTGATCCATGTATATCAAAGAAATTTTTTACACAGTTAGATTTAGATATCATTACAGATTTTCTACGATTTATAATACCACATTCAGGACACTCATGGTTGTGTATATGAGAGTCTGGTGTTTGATTAAATTCACCATGAATAGGACAAATTATGTTGACTCTAGTTTTTATATCAACATAGTCTACTTGTGAGTAATCATACTTGGAACCATGAACTTCTTTTGCTCTTTTAACGAAATCTTCTACAGTTAATTTTTTAGACATGATATTCTCCCAAGTATAAATAGATGTGACGAGGACAGCAGTTCTCCCACTGTTGTTCATTGATTAGTGGTCAATGAACTTACTCGTTATAAGTATTTATATAAAAACAAAAGAGGATTTATATTTTGATAACTGGATTAAGTTTGTCTAAGTTTAGACAGCATGTGTCAGATGTTTGTAGACCTAATAGGTTTGAAGTGTATATACATCCACCTGAAAGTTTTGATGGATACACTAACGATCAGTTTACTCTACTTCCTTGGTTAGCTGAGTCTGCACAACTTCCTGCTAGGACTCAAGGTGAAATTACCATGAAGTTTCACGGTATGGAATACAAACTTCCTGGAGAATATTCCAAAGAAAATATAACCATTGGGTTCATAAACTCATATGGTTGGGAAGCTAGAAGTTTCTTTGATATGTGGATGGAATACCTACAGTCAGTGAGTGATGATAACTCTAGAATGTCAGCATACACTATGCTTACAGACTCTTCTATCACTGTATGTCAACTAGGTAGAACAGCAAATGATACATTAGCAGCTTATAGATTCTTTGATGTTTTCCCTACAAACATATCCGCAGTAGATTTGAACATGAGTGAGTATGATTCAGTTGAGAAATTCACTGTAAGCTTTGCATACTCACACTATGTTTCTCTTGATGTATCAGAGGTAAACAATGGCTAAAAGTCCTTCAAATAGATCAATGATCGTACCACACAAGTCAGACTTCGATCCAACTAAAAGTTTGTTGAATGAATTTGATGGTGACGGTAAGCCTGTTCTATTTCCATACAAGTTGGAGAAAGAAGAAATACCTTTTGATCCTAAGACAGATTTCCATGTCAACTTTCTAAAGAATCAATTCACTGATGTGGCTAGACCTAATCAGTTCAAAGTTGATATCATTCCACCTGATCCTCTACTACAAGATTGGGATGTAGCAAAACATGGTCTACTTGCATTAGTAAAGACTGCAAAGATTCCAAGTATCACAGTGAAAGAATATACTTACCAGAGAGCAGGACAGAAACTCCATATCCCTACTGGTGAGATTGAACATGGTGAAGTATCAATAACATTCTATAACGATTCAGACTTTGTTCTAAGGACTATGTTCAATCGTTGGATTAGGTTAGCACTTCACAACTATGAGTACAACATTGGATCAGTACCAAAACTAGCATTGGATGGTCAAGTAGTTGTGTATCACTATGACTATGCATTGAAACCAGTGTATGCAGTTAAACTCATGAATGCTTGGCCTAAGAGTCTTTCTGAGATTGATCTATCACATGAAACTGAAAACACAGCAGAAGAGTTCACAGTTGAATTCAACTACTCATACCAAGAAATTTACAAGACCTCTGAGGAAAAATAATGAGTGAAGCTACTTCATACCTACATTGGTTAAATGCCGATTGGATCAAAGAGAATTCTTCAATAGGTGATAACCAAGGTCTACCTTTCACAGATAGATTCGTTTGTCTACTCAATGCACCTAAAGGAGAACTGAGTAAGAATGGTTGGCTAGAACTTCAAGTAATGAATGTGGAAGTTCCTAGTTTCAACATTGATCCTACTGAGATTGAATTGAATGGAGCAAGAAGGTTCTACTTCAAGAGCAGGGGTGACTCTGAGATGAGTATTACCTTCCTAGAGACACCAGACTTGCTCCTTAGAAGGTTCTTCTATGCTTGGATGCAGAAGGCTATTGATATCAGTGACAAAGGTGTTAAGAGAGGGTATATGAGCGAATACATGCCTATCCCTTCTGAGTTTGTTATCTTCCCTCTTAACTACAAAGGTACAGCTAGATATGCTGACCGATTCGTAAACGTATTCCCTTATGACATATCAGGGATCAGCTTCAACTATGGTCAAGCAGGAGAAATTCTAAAGACAACTGTTAAGTTCAAGTATATGTTCCACTACATAACATCCATCATGGATTCAACACCATATCACGATTCAGAGACACTAGACAAATATAACTAATTAAAAAGGAAATCACAATGGGACTACCAACAATCAATGCAGAAAATCATTATATCAGTACTAAGGTTCCTTCAGGAAAAAGTATTGGCGTTTGTGGATGGAAAGTAAAGGAAGAGAAAGAACTACTATTCGCTCTAGAAATGGAAGAAAACGTAGAAGAAACCAAGATTTCTCATATCATTAACCTACTAAAGCAATGTGTAGATGACAAAGCTAAGTTCAATTCACTATCAGAAAACGATCTAGTCAAAGTTGCAATCGAAACTAGAAAGCTTGCTAAAGGTGATACTGTAGAATACAACTACGAATGCCCTAAGTGTGGTACTAAATTCTTTGATGAAGTTAACCTTACAACTGAACAAGTAGTTAAGCAGTTTGATGTTAGTCCACTTACTGTAAATGATAAGTTGACTGTTACTTTCAAAGACCTAGATTGGGTAAAAGTTGAAGCACTATACAAAGCATCAAGTAGTTCTTCAAAATTCACTTTCAAACATTTGATCAACTCAATTGACTCTATCACTTATGATGGAACTACTCACACTGAGTTCTCTGCTGATGAAGCTGAAGGTTTCATTGATCAGCTTGGGCCTAACGATATGAAAGTTATCTACGAAGGATTTGAAGCTAGACTATCAACCTGTATGTTGAGTCGTACTGTCAAATGTCTAAAGTGTAAAGATCAAGTTGAAATCAACTTTGGGGATTTCCTAAGTTTTTTAGTTTTATAATCTTTGATCAATCCATCTCTACCATCTATACTATGATCCACACCATGAAGAAAGAAGGTGGTTATAGTATAGATGAGATTTACAAGATGTATCCATTTGAGATGGACATGTTTCACTCAATGTGTATCAAAGATATAAAAGACAGAATAGAAGCTAAACAGAATAGAGGGTAACAATGGATCATTCTACTAGAAAAGCGAATACAAAGAAAGACATAGAACACAAGTTTGATATCCTCAAGAAGAGATTTCTAAAGAATCAGAAAGCTCTTCTTGAGAAGATAAAAGAATCTGGTGTAAAGACTCTAGTTCATTCTGCTACTAACATTCTAGAGAATGCTACTCTTGAAACTATACCTGAGACTAAGGCTAACTTTACTATGGTATTCGATGCATACTCTGCATTGAAAACTGATGGTCTTACCAAGCTAAACAAAAACATGCAGGAAGAAGACTTTGCAATTGAAGAAATGCAAAAACAATCTCATGCTGCTGTTGAAGAACTTAAAAAATCAGTTGCTAGACTTGATGCTGAACGTGATAACACACATGATATAGCTAAACGTGCAAGTCTAAAGCATAAAGCTCATAGACAAGAAGCTGCTATCAGAGGATATAATAAAAGGATTCTGGATAACGACAAACTACTTATCCAGAATGATATCTTTGCTGAAGGTATTAAGCAATCCTATTCCTCTGCTGATGAACTATTTGCAAAGATCAAATCCTTCATTAACTCTGAAAGTGGAATTGGAATGGGTAGTGGTAGTGCATCTGGTGGTGGAGATAACAATTTCAGAATAGGTGATCTTGAAAAGAGATTCAAAAACAGAAAGAGAGGGGATGCTCTCAAAACTGGTATGGCTATTGGTGCGTCCAAACTACTAGGTAGTGCGTTTCCTCTATTGGTTCCAGAAGGTATCTCTAACTTAAAAGAAGGTATAACCAACTTCAAGAATGCTGATAAGCATGAGAAGAGATCAACTATTGCTAAAGTAGGTCTAGGTGCTTTCGGTGTATTAACAGGAAGTCCTAGTGCTTTGATGTTATCTTCTCACTTTGGTCAAGAAGCTAACAAGCATAGACAAAAAAGATTAGACACACAGAAGACAATACGAGGTGTGACTAAGGAAGCAGTAAGACAACAGCTACATGAAAAGAGAAGTAGTGTAACTGGTGCAAAAGATGATAATGATAACACAGTTGCAGGTACTGAAGGAGCAGCTAGTAGATTTACACTTCCATCTGCTAAGAAAAGAATTGCAGCTAAAGTAGATGCTAGTAATAAAAATATTCACAAGAATGATCTATCTGATGATTCAAGTAGATCATATGCACAACCTACAAATTTGTCTTCTGCTCAACTAGCAGCAATGTATGCAGAAATGTGTAAGAACAATCCAGCATTTGCAGCAATAAATGGTAGTACATTAAGTGCTAAGAATGGTGGAAACTTTGGTGTTCAAGGTGGAAGTAACTCTGGTACTGGAAGTCCTATAAGCAATCTAAACGTTCATCAAGGTGAAAATGTTAAGGTAACTCCTAAAGGTGCTGATCCAGTTGTTCAGGAACTACAAAAGACTAACAAGCTTCTAGATGATATAAAAACTTCCAACAAAGATATGATGGAAGATGCGGCTGAAGCTAAAGCAAGAGAAGGTCTTGCTAACAAAGATAGTAAAGCAGAAAAGTCTGGTGGTCTTCTAGGACTATCTTCTGACAAGAAAGATGAAGCTGGTGAGAAGAAAGAAAAGAAAGCTAGTCTATTCTCCAAAATCAAGGAACGTGGAATTTCAAAAGCATCAGGTTTGCTTTCAAAGATTCCTGTTATCGGTGGTCTTCTAGGTGCTGCTGTTGGTATGGCATCAGATGCTACTCCTGTATTTGTCGTTAATGCTTCCGAAATAGGGTCAGGAGGGGTCGATCTCCCTATGGGGAAGGGAGGTATGTTCTCCAAGGCTGGAAATGCCCTTAAAGGTGGTGCTGCGAGAGTTGGTGGTGCTGCTATGGGTGGTCTATCAACTATTGGTGGATTATCAGGTGGTGGAGCAGCAATGGGAGCAGCAACCCTTGGTGCTAGTGCTGCTGCTGGTTTCGGATTGTATGATACATACAAAGCTGCTACTACAGGTAAGTCTAAATCCAATGACCTTGCTAGATCAACTGGTTTAGTTAAGTCAAAAGAAGATATCGAATCAGGTAAAGATTCTAGATCAAACTGGAATCCTTTGAAGTGGGCTGGAAGAGGCATTGACACAGTTGCTGAAGGTGCTGCTAAAACCACTAACTGGTTGTCTGGTGAAACTTCTGAATCTGAACAAAAGAAAAAGACTGATGCAGCTAATGCAAATCTTAAAGCTGCACTAGCAAGAAAAGCTGCTAGAGATAATGGTGAACAATCAAATGTTGCTAAAACATTTGGTTCTAATGTATTACCAACCAATCCAGCAGTTGTTAAACCTACTGGAAAGGCAAGTAAAACTTCAGCAGTTATGGCAGGAATGTCAACAGCATCCAATAAAGTAATTGTAAACAAAGCATTAGATGTTGTTATCAGAGATGATAAGTCAAAACAAACTGCTGAACAATTGAAGTTAGCTAGAAATGGTGATATAAAATCAACAGCAGATACCAAAGTCAATGCTGATGTAGCAACCAAAGCAGATGAAAACAAAACTCTAATGGAGAAGTTGACTTCTATTTGGAGTGATCCAAGTAAGTCACCACTACAAAAGATTGGTGGAACTGTATCTTCAGGTATTCAATCAGCTAGACAGGCTGTTGGTAGTGTGTTTGGTTCCAAGAAACCAGCAGAATTTGATATCAACAAGCTAAAGGGT